CACACCCGCGCGTACACACACGCGCACACGCGCCCGAAAAAACCCGCCGAAAAAACCCCACCCGGAAAAAAACCCGCCACAAAAAAAGAGGGACGCGGAAAAAACCGCGCCCCCCATGGGAAAAAATAGGGCGGAAAAAAGTCAGGAATTGGCGCGAAAAAATGCCCGCGAAAAACCAGTTGGCGTATTGGATCTGAGTTCCTTTGTACGCTCAGATTTGCCGCCTAACTTTGCCCACATCCATGATCCGCGCTTGCCGCCCCGTTCATACATGACGGGTTCAACGGGAGACGTTGGAAGGTCTGCATTGAACCTGCCCCATATGCAGGTTTTTTTTGTGTACGCCTCAGAATCAGGATCGTCTGCAAACCCTGCATAATCGCACGGATTGAAGATCAGTCCCCACTTTCCAAGTTCAGGCACAACGGATGCAATCCTGCCAACAGGATTCTCCAATGCCCACACCTTGGGATTGCACAGTTTGACGATCTCAAGGCAATCCCTGACGATCTGAGCAGACTGCTCCGTGCGCCCGTCTTGGTCTTTGACCTTGAAATGCCTTGCCCCGCTTGAAGCAAAGTCTGTACACGGTACAGCGATCAGAATTATGTCAAAATCAGGTTTGACGAATCCCTGACGGAGCAGGTTCAGGAATCCACGGGCAGTATCGCCACACCGCATCATGCCATCCTCAAAGGTCCACACGTTTTCCCCGTCAGCAGGTCTGTGCTTTGGGTCTACAAGGAACACGGTGTGTCCTGCGTCAGCGTAGGGCTTTGCCCACTTACCGGAATAATCACAGAGTGAAAGAACGTTCATCATGCCACCTCTTTTCCTAATGCAAATTTGATATGGTCCGCTGTAAACTTGTACCTGTTGCCATTGCTCAAGTTAATGGCTGAAATAGGATACTTACTGCGCCGTGTGTTGAGTCCCACGATAGAATACTGAGATCCGTTTGAGGTGAACACCTTGTTCAGATCCCCTGCCTCCAATCCGTAGAACTTCGCCATCTTCAGGAATGTCTCCGCATCTTTGTCCAATACGGTTCCATCCTGATTAATGTCGCTGATCTCAAGTTTTAGCGTGGCATTGGTTTCGTAATAGGTGCCATTGCCACGCTTGATTTGCACGTTGTGCTTTTTAGCGATTTCCTGAAGTGCAACTTCAATTTCGCTTGCAAGTGTTTCAAGGATTGCTCTGTTCATTGGTCTACGCCTCCGCGTAATGTTAGATAATGTTCTGATATACAAGTGAATCGGGGTACTTAGACTTTGCCATGTTGACTGCCGACTCAGCAACGGTACGTCTCTTGAATGTGCCAATTTCCAAGAAATCATATGGCACACCGTCCATACGAAAGACAACACACACATTGTAGGCAGAATCGCCTATATGTTCTGATGGATTGTCTACCACATTGTGGTGCAGGTCCACCATCTGAATTAGGATTTCTGTGGTTTCCATTGATCTACGCCTCCGCGTGATTTGATGATGGGTGAAATATAGGCATGGGGTGTCTATTGTCAAATTCATCACTCACGACCCCTATGGGACTGTGAATTGTGAAAACGTGCGACAAACTGCAAGCTTGGTCTGACCCCGAAGCTCCATGCCCATCTCCAGCTGGACACCAGCACCCAGAAAAAAACCCTGCCCGGAAAAATATCCAGGCAAGATGACCCGGAAAAAACCCCGCCGGCGCACGAAAAAAAGCCCAACCTTGAGTACAAACGAAATAATTTGTGTGTAGACCTGCCAGGTCTTATACTTGTCGTGTCACACAACAGCGCGGAGGCGCAGAAAAAATGAACCTATACGAACGCATGAAACCATCCATCCGGGAAAAACTGGATGATTGTCGGCAGGAATACCCCAACATACACGAGTGGCTCGTAGGGGAACTGAAAGAGGCCGAGTTCTTCACGGAACTCAGGTACGGCGATGTTATCACGTTGCAGGACACCGTTGGCACCCACATTCATTTCATGTTTGAGGAGGCGAAAAAATGATTGCACAGATCCTGTACAGTCACAACCTGTTCTTGCCACCCGACCCAACGATACCATGCCGTATCTGCGAGTGCAACGTGTACAGCTACGACCAGTTAGAAAACGGTCTATGCGACATATGCGTAGAGGAATACGTCTGCATAGAGTGCGGCGAAGAAATGGGCGAGGATCAAGAAACAGATAAATACGGGTACTGCCCGGAGTGTAAAAATGAAAACTCTTAAACAAGAGATCAATGAGGCTACCGCCCGATGGGGCGTGAAGCATGACGCAGAAAAATGCCCAGAATGCAAGGGTAACGGTTGGTTGGAGGCGTGGGACTATTCCCGCGAGACAGAGTTATCACAGACCTGCTATGCTTGCCGTGGCAAAGGCTACATCATCGTGGAGGTGTCATGATGAGCATCAAGCACCCAGTACCCGAAGATCCAATCACCGAATGGTACTTTTGGGTAGACCAAAAAAAGTCAACCATCAAAAACAAGGTTAAGTATCTGTTTAGCCGTATATGGAGGCGAAAAAAATGACGTTCACAGACTTATTTTCAGCCATAGCAAAGATCCTCGTCATCGTTGCTGTAACAGCCGCTGTGCTACTTGGAGCAGGATACGTGGGTTACACCATAGGACAGTCAAACGGAGCCGTACAGGGCTACCTGGAGACGATGGATTATCTTAACGGACTACCAACATCGGAGGTATGCAAATGAGCGGAATAGTAAAGATTCATGGCAAGTCATATAAGACCGTAGCCCTGCGGGTTGCAGAGTTTAGACAGGAGTACACGGTAAGCGATGGATGGGGCATCATCACAACGCTGATGCATCACGATGAGGACACGGTGGTAATGAAGGCAGAGATCGTGAACCCTGCGGGCATGGTCGTAGGTACTGGGCATGGCGAGGAAAAAAGGTCTGCCAGTCAGATCAATCGCACCAGTGCTATGGAAAATGCGGAAACGAGTGCGATTGGTCGCTGTCTCGCAACGATCTCAGCAGGTCTGCAAGGGACGGAATTTGCGAGTGCCGATGAATTGGCGAATGCCATAGGTCAGCAGAGGGGCGGCGGAAAAAGAGCCGCATCTGACAAGCAGAAGAAGTTCCTGCACAGCCTCATCCTGAAGTTACCGAAGGGACAGCAAGCCGCCTACATTGATAAGGCGAAGGAAGGCGATGCACAGACCATTTCAAACCTTATTGAGGAGCTAAAAAATGGCTGAGAACTTGGCATGGATCAAGTTCTTCGTGGGGGATTGGCGTAGGGACCCGAAGGTCGCTATGCTGTCAGCGGCAGGTCGCGGTGCGTGGTTGGAAATGATTCTGACCATGCACGACCTGGCTGACTTCAAGATAGAAGGCACGGTGCGAGAGATCGCACGTATGTGTCACCTTGATATGGCAGAAGTCCAGTCAGCCCTACAAGAACTGGAAAGGCACGAAGTTGCCGAAGTAGAGTGGCGTAACGATTCCGTTACGGGTGAGGCAATTGTAACAGTCGTGTCACGCCGTCTTGAGAGGGAGGAAAAAACCCGTTCAGATGCACGGGAACGCCAAAAAAAGTACAGAGAGAAAAAGAAGTCACAAGAGAATAACAAAGAACTTCCTTCTGACTCTGACTCTGACTCTGATTCTAATAAGAATAAAAAGGTATACAAAGCACAGACGGCAACATACCGCCCAGCAAAAAAAGAGATAGAGGGCATCTATCGGGCTTATCCGCGAAAGGTGGGGAAAAAGTACGCATTGGCAAAGATTGAAGAAGCCTTAATCAGCCTTTACAAGGAAACTGGCGAGGACAGTTTTAGCTTTCTGATTGAAAGAACACGAATGTTTGCTAACAGCCCAGCAGGAAAAGCCGGGACGTACACGCCACACCCGGCAACATGGTACAATCAGGGTAGGTACTTGGATGACCCCAAGGAATGGTACATTCAGGAGATACCTGACAAGAAAAAGCCCAAACAAGAACAAGTAAAAGTAAGCCGGGGGTCTTTCATGGTATGAGCGATTACAAAGAAAGACTTTGGACACAGCGATTGAGAAAGGGGTACAGCCGCAAGCAGTTGGGCAAGATGATCGGCAAGTACGGAGACTCTATCAAGGACTGGGAGACTGGCCGATTTGCTCCGAGCAACTTTCTTGACTATATTCGGTGGTGCCGTGCGCTTGACATGGACCCGATGAAAACCATAGATGACGATGAATCACTTTGAAGAGTTTAGAAAAGAGGCAGAGGCCGCCTGTTGGCGCGTAACAGGAAAAACCGTTGAGGAGTGGGATACCATCTTTGCCAATCGCCGTGCAAGCGGACTGCGCAGCGGAAAACTGTCGCATGATCGGATTATGACAGAGTGGGAGGCAGAAAAGACCAGGGGCTATTACGGATTGCAGGATGGCGATATAGAGCGCATTCTTATTAAGCCATACAATCACAGCGTGACTGCATCTATTTGCTATCGCGGTGATGATGGCAACCCAGCCCTGCCTGTTGTTTTCTGCGATGACATTGATCTATGGCAGAGAATACGAAGCAAGGGTAATCAGGGACTTGAAAATGCAATGGGGACTGAGGTGGTAATTGCCATCGCATATCGTCCCGTATCGGACTTAAACAACAGGAGGTTTGAATGACACTTACTGAAATTGTGGGCGGAAACCCGTTCAAGAACATACAGCGACTTGACATCAGTCAAGAGGAATACTTTGCAATTGATGCGTACAGCAGTACAGACCTGCGTACCCTATATGCAGACCGTGGTCAGCCCTACGGCATGGCGCAGAAAAAAGCAGGTGACTACGTAGAGACGGATGCCATGCTGCTTGGATCGGCGATTGACTGCATGATCACAGAGCCAAAGGAGTTTGACAACCGATTTGTAGAGGCTCCACGTTCTGCCGTCACTCCAAACACGGCGTTGCAACAAAAGGTGTGCGATGAGATCCTTAGTGGCACCGACCCGGCAGAGGCACACGCCATGTACTACAAGAACAGCGGCGAGAAGGCCGTTGCCCAGTTCATGGAGTCTTTTGAGAACTATATCGCCCTGAACAAGCTCGTAAACCTTGGCGAAGGCACACCGCGTCGCATACTATCAGCCGATCTTGCAGAACGTGCGCGAGAAGCCGTCTCAGCGGCCCGTCAGCACACGCAGTTCGTAGAGATAGTCAAGGGTAGCGACAAGCAGGTTGCGTTCGTTGCAGAGGCATTTGGAGTGCAATGGAAGGGCCTACTGGATTTCTACCGCCCTGGTTACGTGACAGACCTCAAGACAACATCTGATTTCCTTGGCATAAGGAGCAACTTTAACCGCCGCGCCTATGCCATTCAGATGCGCCTTTACTCATGGCTTGCGGAGGCTCACACGGCAGAGCATTTCTACATTGAGACGCAGGAGCCATACAGGACGAAGCTGACCGATGAGCCAACGGAGTTGATGAATGAGGAGTTCTGGACAGAAAAAACGCTTGAGATGATGCAACGCATCGCTCATCACCACAAAAGCGGCGACTGGCTGCATAGCATGGAGTACCATACCAATGGTGGATATGAACGCCTTTAATATGTACCTCAAAGCGGTGCTGATGCTCTTATCCATAGGCATCTTGGCTATCGTCTTTGTTACCTTCGTTCGCGTAGTGTGGATGCTGTCATGGCTCCTTTTTGGGACTGTGGGCGCATACGTCCTAACCGTGCTGGCAATTTTATCAATGGCATATACAATCTATGGCTACCAAGCAGAAGCAACGCGGGAATCAGGCTGAGAAGTACGTCATTGACACAGCCCTTGAAAAGGGCATAGAGTCGCAACGTGCCTGGGGAAGCGATGGCAGGAGCATGGGTCTTACCGCCGCTGATGACGGCCTGATAGGCTGGTATCGCTGGCAGTGTAAGCGGTTCATGCACAAGTATGTGCCGAAGTGGTTTATCACCAATGTGATAGAGTATCTATCTGGCGACATTGACATCGTGACCATCTACGTGGATAAGGCCAAGGGGCACCCAAGGAAGGTCTACGTAGTGCAAGAGTACGAGTCTTGGCTCAACCTAAAGAGAATGGCAACGCTATATGGCAAGCCTGACGATAGAGATGGTGGACGGACCCCGGAAGGGTGACTCCATTACGCTCAAGAACTCATGGGAATATCCGGAGGTGCATCTTGCACCATACAAGGATGAGAATGGCGATATGAAGATCGCTGAATACCGGGCGGAAAGACTGCCCGGAAACGTCTTAAAAAAGGAGGGATCAAAAATTGTCTACCGACACACTAAAGGCACATGAGACTGTATTTATCAGCCGTGCCTGTAAAAAGGCTATTAAGCTGGCATATGCAGACCTTGTCGTAATGAAGAAAGCATACCTTGAGGCAAAGACTTACTGGAAGGGTCCAGTCATCAAGGAAGATGAGAAGGAAAAAATAAAAACGGCAGCAGAGCACTATTGGTACTGGAAGGGGTCAGCCGACACCATTGAAAGCATAATCAGCACAAACCAAAGACATATGTTTGATGAATTGAAACAGATGGGGCTGGACAAAAAGATGCTGTACATCATGTATGGCGCAAAGGTGTATGCCGACTACTACGATGCAGTAGTGGCTGGAACTGAGGCTCCACTGGATTTTAAGGTTAGCAAGGAGGCATCTGAAGATGAGTAGCGAATCATATATCAATGACTATGTGCGTTTCAGGACGGCTATACAAGCAGCATCAAATGTCACTGGCATAAAAAGGGAGCATATCCTTGGCAGAAGGAGGCTGCGCCGTTATGCAGATGCAAGGCAAATGGCAATGCAGATTGTAAGGCAGTCAACAAAACTAAACCTTACTGACATAGGGAGACTGTTTGACAGGGATCACTCAACAGTCATTCATGCAACAAACTCTGTAAAAAACCTTATAAGCATATCAGGCGATTACAGGGATGAGTTCAATCACATTCTGGGTGAGTATGATAGGCTTATGAAGGAGCTGCAACCAGATCCGATAGATGTAATCGCAGAATGAAAGGTGACAAGGCGTTTGTACGCGATATAAAAAGAAGTGAGCTGTCTGTACAAAAAGTGCTTCGGGAGATACACAGCATGGGCTATAAGGCCCATGCCCCGAAGACGGTAATCTCACCAACCTATGAAAGCAGATGGGACTACGTTGACGACGGCGACATCCATATGGAGGATGGCAGGATTGTCCAGGTCAAGCACAGCCGAACGGACTTTACGTGGAGCTGGCCTTATAAGGACATGATAGTGGACGAATGGTACAAGGCTTTTAAATATGCTCCAAACGTTGAGTATATCATTGTAAACCCTCCTATGACACACTACATTGTAGTACATGGGTCAACGCATGAGATGTGGAAGCACAAGAAATTGTTTGACCGCACCTACCAGGCAAAAAGGGAGTTTGCAATGGCTCCGAAGTCAATACTAAACCACTACCAATTCCGCCACGAATGATGATGGCATATAAGCAAGATGTCATTAAGCCGTCAAAACTGAAGAGAAAGCACAGAAAATGACGCTTATATCTTCAAATAGGATGAAATAGCACTACACAAAAGCAAGCACCTACACTACAAACATGATTGTATACCAAATTCCAGAATAGGAAATGACAAAAAAGGAATATCAGCAGATGATGGAGGAGACTCTTGCTGAGATACAGCAGATTCTCCATGCAAAGAACCACGACTACACGGCAGGATCACCAGACCCGTTTGCCAACTTCCGCCTTGCGGAACTGGAGGGCGTAGATCCTGTCAAAGGGGTGATGGTACGGGTTTCCGACAAGATGCAGCGTCTGAGAGCCTTTATAAGAAGCGGAAAACTGCTTGTAAAGGGCGAATCCTTTGAGGATGCCATACATGACATCATCGGCTACATGATCCTTATCAAGGGGATGCTAATACAGAAAAGCAATGACAAAGATCGGGATAGCAGTACCAGTCTGGGGTAGGCCCCGGATGCGCTACGCATTTCTAAAGCACATGAAGGAACACGAGGCTCATGCCGCACAACGCGGTCTGGGCCTTCGTACATATGTGGCTGGCTCAGAAGGGCATGAGACATGCAGTGAGGCACAGAACCTTGGTCATCACTACGTGGAGATAGCCAATGATCCGCTTGGTGCCAAGTTCAACGCAGCCGTCAACATGGCTTTGGAGGATGGCGTGGACTACGTGCTGATTATGGGGTCAGACACCTTTTTTATGCCGAGCCTATGGGACCAGTACCGTGACCTTATTCGCTTAGGCATGAAGTATGTTGGCATCCGCGACCTGTATATGTGGGACTGGAACAACAACGATGCAAGGTACTGGGAGGGATACAGGGGAGATCGCTTTTTAGAGCCGATAGGATGTGGTAGGCTGATACACAAGTCGCTGATCAAGGGCGATCTGTTTGACAACCACCGTAATAAGTCATTAGATGCGTCTGCGTCACGCCGTTTGCCCAAGGCAACAGTTATATCGTGCCGCCAAGACCTGCTTGTGTCATGCAAGGAGGAACTATCCATTACACCTATTACGCGCTTCCCAGACGCGGAGCGAGTAGACCACACCATGTTTACACCCCTGATACCATGAAAATCGTCATACCTGCCTACGGCCGCCACGAACTAACACGCCGCGTAGCCCTGTACTACGACGACCTTGGCTACGATGCCATTATAGTAGAAACGCCCGACGAGGATGGGAACCTGTCAGGCGTAGAGGACAAGGTGGTTGCACAGCAGCACGATGAGGATGGCAATGTATTGGTGGGCAGGAAGTTTAACGACGCACTAAAGTATGCCGCTAACTTTGACGACGATGTGGTCCTAACGGGCAGCGACTCCCTGCTCTCTCCCGCATACCTGAAGCATCTTGATGCCTACAAGGAGGACTACCTTGAGATCAGCGGGTGCCACTTCTTTGACCCAAAGGAGAAACAGGTAACCTTTATAGACAAATTCCTGTGTGGCAGCGGCAAGTACATGAGTAAGCGCATGATGGACAACTGCGATTGGTCACCCTACGATGACACAAGGGGCCGCAATGTTGACGCTGGACCGAAGAGTTGCATCCCCGACGGCAGCCGCAGGAACTCATACAACAGCACCCGCACCTTCCCCGCCTGTCTTGAGATCCGCAACAGCGAGAATATGTGGGGTCTTGGGTGGGTTCAGTCTCAGCCCTCTGCGACCACACTGAGCGTTCACGAGACGCGCACCATCTTTCAGCATGACTATTGCCAGAAGGTTGATTGGTGGACATCAGCTTGATGCAAGTATGTTGCCCCTTTGGGCAGTTGTCTTATCGGATACCCTGCCACGGCTAAAGCCATTGCAGTCTTTACACTTGTAGAGATGATAGCGTGTAGTATTGCTATATGCGTGGCGATCCACTGGCTCTATATTATTGCTTCCGCACTTGACACACTTTACCTGCTCGTTCTCGCTGTATAGCGACACATTGGGGTGGGTCTTGTGGTATGGGCGCACCTTCAGATATAGCTCCTCCAGTAGAAGGACATCCTGCTCATTGTAGCGGATCATCGTGTCAAAGGCATCCCTGTCTCCATCAAGGCACCTGATCCACAGGCTCATGCCCTCATGCTCCATCTTCCTGCCGATGCCAAGGTCTTGGCCCAGCTCATCAAGCCTGTTGCTATCAAAGCCAAAGTACTTCCTTGCAATCTTTAGTGTGTCTACGCTGGTGTAGGGACTGGTGGGTGGCAATCCATGCATTAGGAACCGGGCATTCATCATCTTGATGTCAAACCTGTCGCCATTGTGAGCGACGACAATATCTGCATCATCAAGAAGGTGCCACAGGGACTCGCACACCTTGAAGTCATCCTGCATATTACCATAAGCAAGGATGCTGTCTGATATAACATCCTCATGTCCCAGCCATTTGGCAGACCACGTAAGAACCTTTCCAGGCTTATCAATGACCATATCTTTGTTGATATAGGTCGTCTTTCTTCGCCAGTAAAAGCAGGTGCCGGGTGCCGTCTCAATGTCAAAGACAAGGATCTTTGGCTGGCCCCTTTTTATCTTATTCCTGGATATAAAGTCGTGTACTGTGGACTTTGGCTTACCAATGGCTTCGGCAATCTCGCGTATAGAAAGGTGGCCGCCACTGTATAACTCCATTGCTCTTTCCTGCCATGGTTCCATTATCCGTTCCACCGACGCATACTGCGCCATACGTCAAGATGAATGAACTTATTCTGTTCGTAGATGCCTATGCCGCCAACGTCAAGGTCCTCGGCAAACTCTGCTATCCGTTTTAGGCTTATGCCCCTAACAACGATGTCGGCAGCCATGCCCTTCTTATGCGTACTGTTCTTGCTACCACCCACCAGCTCGTTGTAGTCAGCAGTCCTATATGCAGATAGGATATGCACGGGCTTGCCGAAGTGCGCCCTGATTGTCTGCAATAGTGCTACCAGGGAGGGGTGAATCAGTACGACATCTGAACCATCGTTACAGGCAAACTCGCCCAAAACAAAATTATCGGCAAGCGCAAGGTCCCCGCCGTGACGAGACAGCGAGAACTCCTGCACTTCCGATAACAATGCTTCACAGAACATAGTTCAGTGTTTAGGTTCCGTGAATATACACAAAGATGCTAACCGTTGTCAACATCCTCGGCTGGCTTCCCTTCTGGGATCAGCATGGCGGCAACAGCGGCAAGAGCCGTGATAGCTTCCCAGATAACCTGCAACTCTTCCATGCCGATGGGCAGGAACTGGGCAATAATGGCAAGGCCAGCCCAGGTAGAGGCTTCTTTCAGTCGGTCAAGTAGTTTCTTAATCATCGTTGGTAGTACGGTTGGTGGTACAAGTGCAGCCACAGGAATCTGCTCCGGTGGGTGCGGCTTTATCTTCTGGGGCATTACTTCTTCTTACGCTTGTAAGACTTCATCTTGGTTTTCTTAGCGTATTTACCGTAGGGCATAGTGTCCTCGTTGTTTTGGTTACCACATCTTGCACGACCAGTAGCGTGGCGTAAAAACGTCCTTCGCTGTGTCGCACTTGTGTCTTGCACGAAAAGAGGCACGGCGCTCGGGGTTGCTCTTCTTGATCCGCATATTGGGATCGCCAAAGCGTACCAGCTTCACCTGGTCGCCCTTCTTCGCCAGCACCGCAAACTTCTTACGCTCTCCCGGTGTCCTTTTCGGCTTGTTGTATCCGCTGAAGGTTTCGCCCCGGTAGAGTAGTCGTCCGCCTTTGGTTTTTGAGACATCCTTTGTTGTGGCCATGGTTCTAATCGTCTATGTTCCAACCACGGTTCTGCGCTATCTCATAGGCATTATCTGCCCGAACACGCGCCCGTTGGTAGGTGTCTATGGTCCTCTCCCTGATGTAGTCAGCCGTCATTTTGGCTGGCTCACCGTTGAGAGTGCGATATTCAACCTCACCTGCCACCACGCTACGGATAATCAGACCGTCACCCGTATAGTGGATTGATGCCACCGATCCTCCATTGGAAAGCGGCAAAAACACCTCTGCATCCTCATCATAGGCGCGAACGAAAGACGGCTCATCCATGTCAAGGAAGTCGCCAATGCGACCTACCAGCTCATTGAGCAGTTCAAGATCCTCGTCGCTGAAATCAGACATATCCATGCTTTTCTATGCCTATGAAAAGAGTGAAAAGTGTGAAAAAGTAGGCGGGACTCACCCCCCGGCAGGTGAGGGATCAGGGGTTTGGGGGTGGCCCGCCTTAGTCTTGTACTTGGTTCTCAGTAAACAGCCAAGAGATGAGAAGCTCCTGTGACCCACTGATGCCATCAGCAAACTCCATCAGATCCTCTGAGAACGTATATGGTGTGTAGTCAACCATCTCATCTGTGTCAAGCAGGAAGTTCTCAAATCGCGTGTAGAACTCATCGCCGTCAGACGGCCCTTCTGCCCCCAGAGTAGGCTCCCACTTATGCTCTTCCTTATCAGCCCTGATCCACTCAATGATGTCATCCCAGAATGGCTGCATCTGCTTGACGTTGTGTTTGCAACGGCGACGCAGTTTGCCGCTCTCACTGGTCATAAAGAGCTTCTCAAGGATTGGCTTGCTTTGCCAGATTCTGATGTACTGTACTTTCATTGATCCCTCGGTTTAGTTACTTCTTATACCCGCTGGCATAGGCGGCACGAGCCACCGCTTGGGCCTTCTTCTTGGTTGGAAATGGACCCTTGCCGCCCCAGTACCAACCATCTTGTTTCTTGCGAATAGGCATTATGCTGGCCAATTAGGATATGCTGCTATGTCGTATTCCATAGCAGCAGCAATATTCATTTGCAGCAGATCCTGTTCAAGGCTATCTGATGCGGTTCGCACTGCCTCAATCCAATCCCACGCCACCGAGATGCTTGCCAGTTCCGCTTGCTCATCATCAGTTAGGGGGCTGACGCTCTGCAAGGTCAGAACGCGCATCGTCATATTGCGCTGCTTCCAATCAGGATACCTTGCAAGAATCAACTCCCCAGCATAATTCTTGACCATGCTGATCTTGCGATTGTAGTACGCATTGATCTCTTCTTGTGGTCTCGGTACTGCTGCGCCCCATTGTTGCACGTAGTGATCGCCCTGCCTTACGGGGTCTACCTGTACGTTAACGTGCGAATACTGACTCTCTGGCGGCTCCGTTTGGACGAGCGGATAAATACCCATTTCAGGGTTGACGTATCCCGTCATTACCTTTGGAAACGATACATGAGGGAAACGGCGCAAAATGCTAATCCGTGCCACTGGGTGGGACAGCGTTCCATCTTGGTTTTCTATGACGAACGTACTCATGGCGTATACGTGATAAATGTTTTAATGTTATTTAGGTAGGTTGCGTCTGTAACTGTTGATAGCAATGAAACGGATGTTTCTGAGTCCCATTCCCAGATATGAAACCTGTTCACGCCAGCATCTCCCGAAATAATATAATTACCAGTTACTGCCATGCCGTACCCCATCAGGGAGGCTCCACTTGGAACATCACTTGCAAGAATAGTAAAGGTGGAGCCGTCGTATCCAATTATCATAAGCCTGTCATCGTCTCTTGCAGTAACGGCAACAACGCTTTTATAAGTAGTTGAGTATAGATCGGCTGGCAAGGCGCGTATGTTTGATACTCTGTCGTAGTTAACACTGTCTTCCACATAGTATTCGCTATCTGGAGTAAGGTCCGAGCCAAACTCTATCACGGCTAAATAATTAATACCACCATGCCACAGGTAATTATTTCCATCAACAGGGCTAACATCCCACTCAATAGACTCTCGTGAGTCAGAAGTAATAGAGAGAGACTCTACTGTTTCTGATCCCATCGCAGAGTTGGCAAGAGCAAAGGAAGTTAATTGGGTGCCAGCGTTTTGTACAGTAAATGCTCTATTGAATCCTGAATCAGGCACAAAACGATTCCCAATAGCAGAAGCTCTGGTATTTGCTGACGGGGATGCTGGATTACTAATATCAATTGTAAGAATACCGCGAGTGTTTGTACCCTGCGTTACAATAAAATCTTTGTCGGGATGCGCGTATACAAACTGAGGATCGGTATCTGGAGAAATACTTACATTGGCAGTAAATGACATACTTGACGGATCAGAGACATCAATAATGTTAATAGAGTCGCCAACTCTATGTGCCGAATATAAATACCCATCCTTAATCGCTACCCTGTTGGCTTGGTCTTGACTATGTGGCCTTGTAATGCGACTAACAAAACTTGGGCTTGACGGGTCGGTAATGTCATAGCAATTAAGATAGTCGTCATCATCATAAGCAAGCAGATGTGTATCTGGGCCGCTTGCCGCCGCAGTCGGCCTCCTAAGAGCTAACATTTCTGGTGTAAACATCTTACTTGCTGTCTAAGGATGAGACGATACCATGCCACGTAGTGCCACCGTCCCGTGTATAAAACACGAGTATATCAACACCTGCGGCTGTTAGCGTCGGCGCAGTACCGCCTTCCCAATCTACTGCTGCGGGAAACGTGAGGGTAAACGCGCCGCCGTTGGTCAACTCAAGAACAAAACTGGTAGCATCGCCAGATGCAATAGGGTTTGAGAATGTCAATGTGAGGTTGCCGCCAATGGTTGCTGTGTGAACGTTGCCGTTCTCAAGATCAATGGTCGTGGCTGTGGTGATGCTGCCGTGAGCGTAGACCTCCATCGCATAATCCTTAACAAGCGGCCGTGTTAGCAGGTTATCTTGCAGATTAGCCTCTGCCGCAAAAGTCAGCGTGTTTGCCGAGGTATCAATCGTCTTATTAGTTAGCGTTTGTGTATCGCTCGTGCCAACAACATCTCCAGATGGAGCAGTTACGGCTGACGTTGCGCCGCCACTTATCTTAACAAGTCCATTATAGGCAGACACATCGGCCTCAAGGCCACCAACCTCGTGAATGAGTACGCCAGAGGTTATGTCATTTGCAGAAATGCTGGCAGCCGTAAGAACTGCGCCCTGTGCATCCAGCACCTGCATCAGGTTGCCCTCAAGACGCAGGGAGTATCCAGCCCCAAGAGAAGTGTCCTTTGGGATGATGCGACGAGCCGTGCCGCCACTTGGCGTGTGATATAGGTTCACAGTGCGGGCAGACGAGTCCGTGTTAACAAGTACAATCGTCTTGGCAACGTCTGTACCAGCGGAGGTATACAGATCGCCAATAGTCGCCGCAAGCTGGCCGTCAGCAAGGTTCTTCAGGGTTGTGCCCTGCAAGCCGCTGATGTGATAATCAACTACTGTTGCGGCACTTGCGTCGCCTTGGATCTTGTCGCCGTTCTCAATAACAAACATAGTTAGAATACGATTGCATAAACGAGAGCCGTGGCTTCGTCTACGTAGGTTCCGAAATCGCTTATTTGGGACTCAGTAATGGAAAGTGCTGCTTGGTGCTGTGTCACATTAGACTCTGCAATACGAGCATCTGCGAAGGTGCCACTCGTAATATCAGAGGCCGCATGGGTGTGCGTTCCAATGTTGCCCGACGGCAGTACGCCTGTAACGTCGGTAGTCAGGTCAATCTGACCTAACGTAATCTGCTGACCGCTCAGGGTCAGGTAATCATACGTTCCTGCTAACGTTACGTCAGTAGAGTTGTCGGTGCCAGCTTGGTCAACATCAAGGGCAGTGCGGGCTGCGGAAGCAGTGGTTGCTCCTGTACCACCGAGCGAAATTGGCACTATGCCCGCCGTAATCTCCTGCCCAGTTATACTGAGGTAGTTGCCAGTCACCGTTGCAAGCGTGACATCGGTGCTGTTGTCGGTACCAGCAGCATCTACGCCAAGTGCAGTTCTTGCATCAGCAGCCGTCGTAGATCCGGTTCCGCCATTCGCAATGGGCAATGCACCAGTAACATCGGTCGTCAGATCAACAGATCCAAGCGTAAGCTGCTGGCCGCTGATTGTGATGTAGTCAAGCCCCGCAGCAATCGTTACATCAGTGGAGTTGTCAGTACCTGCTTGGTCAACGTCAAGCGCAGTCCTTGCGCCAGCCGCTGTGGTAGCACCCGTGCCACCAAGGGAGATAGGTACCGTGCCAGCAGTAATCTCTTGGCCCGTAATGCTCAGGTAGTTGCCGCTTACCGTGGCGAGTGTGACATCAGTACTATTGTCGGTGCCAGCAGGGTCAACACCCAATGCAGTACGTGCGTCAGAGGCTGTGGTGGACCCCGTGCCGCCGTTGGCAACAGGCAGTGCGCCCGTTACGTCAGTCGTTAGGTCTATCTGCCCCAAGGTAATCTGCTGACCACTAAGTGTTAAGTAGTCATACGCACCAGCAAGCGTAACGTCGGTGCTATTATCCGTCCCTGCGGCATCTACGCCAATCGTCGTGCGAACAGAGGCAGCGTCAGCATCATCAAGGATGCTACGGGCAAAAGACGTTAGGTCTGTGACTGCGTAGGTGTCTGATGCGGTTGTGTACAGCATCTTATCTGCCGCCGTCGTGAGGCCAGCGATAGACGTAAGACCCGCATCCTGCGTCTGGTACGTGCCAAGGTCGCTTATCTGGGATTCAGTGATAGAGAGGGCGGCCTGATGCTGTGTGACGCTTGACTCAGAGATACGAGCGTCAGCGAACGTGCCACTAAGAATATCGCCCGCTGCCAATGCCCGCTGCTCATTGCCAGAAGCCCCGCCAATAAATACGTGTGTATTCGTTAGGTTGGGGATGTCGTTAGCACGACCAGATCCAGATACAATGATAATACCATTGCTGTCAGATCGGGCTACACGACCGATGTTCTGTACGGCATCTGCACTTGACGTTGGTCGCGTGTTTGTAAGCACCCCTGGCGTTGACGACAGGTAAAGCACATCGCCAATGCTGTATGAGCTGGTGTTTACGCCAGCAAGCTCTCCATAAACCGTTACCTCTCCATCGCTGTTGTTTTCAATGGCACCCGCAGTAAGACCAATGGCAGGATACTTACCGCTTGCATCAGCATCAGCAAGGTCAATCAGGATCTTGTTGCCATTGTGACCGCTGATATAAACTGCTGCGCCCTTGGGAATCGTGGAGCCAGTAGTGTTGCGTACCTCAAGCGTAACAGAGTTAGCATCTGCTACCGTTGTGGGTGACACATAGGAGAAAACACCAGTGTCGCTATCGTAGGAAAGCTCAGACGAGTCAGTAGTCGTCAGGCTAATCGCCGTTCTTGCGTCGGAATCCGTATAGTGCGTGAGATCAGAGATCTGGCTCTCTGTAATCGTAAGTGCAGCCTCGTGCTGCGTAACATTGGACTCAGCGACATTTGCGTCGCCAAGCGTACCCGTTACATCCGTGCCGAGGTCAATCTGGCCAAGCGTAATCTGCTGACCCGATAGCGTCAGATAGTCGTATACCCCAGTAAGGGTAACATCAGTAGAGTTGTCGGTGCCAGCTGCATCTACACCAATCGTGGTCCTCACGGTAGCCGCGTCTGCATCATCAAGGATGGAGCGGGCAAAAGAGGTCAGAGTGGTCGTTGCATACGTATCAGACGCTGTGGTGTACAGCATCTTATCTGCAATGGTGGGCAACCCGGCAATAGAAGTCAGGCCGCTATCAAGAGGCTGATACGATCCAAAGTCACTGATCTGACTCTCTGTGATTGAGAGGGCCGCTTGGTGTTGCGTTACGTTTGTCTCTGCAATCCTCGCATCCGCAAACGTCCCAGATGTCACATCTGAAGCTGCATGGGTGTGACTTCCTATGTAGGCAGAGGCAATGGTATCCCCGTTCCAAGTACCAGTCGTTATAGTCCCTAACGTCGTTAGGTTCGTGCTTCCTGCCCATGTGCTAAGAGCTGTGTTCTCTACGTTGCCAAGACCCACCTGCGTAGCGGTTACGCTGTGCGGGTTGTCAGTATCTCCTGTGTGTGCCGTAAGTGCGGCTGCCGTTGCATAGGTGCCAAGGTCACTGATCTGAGACTCTGTAATGCTAAGTGCAGCCTGGTGCTGAGTAACATTGGACTGCGCGACTCGTGCGTCAGCCAGTGTGCCAGTTACAATATCGGCGGCATCATGGGTGTGCGACGCATCTGCATAGGTGCCGAAGTCGCTAATCTGCGACTCAGTAATAGATAGTGCCGCCTCGTGCTGAGTAACATTGCTTTCGGCAATACGTGCATCGGCAAAGGTGCCGCTCGTCACATTAGATGCAGCGACATCGCCTGTAAGGGTGCCAGTAAACGTCAGGTCAGTAAAGGTCGCCGCAGCCGCAGTAGCAGATCCAATGACCGCACCGTCAAGGCTCGTGACAGCCACTGTAATGGTGTCAGAAGGGTCGTCGTGGGTGACCGTGACGTTAGCACCGCCCTGAATTACAACGTCTCCTAAGTGATCTCTGATAGCCTCACGGACGCTCTCTGAGTCCATGAGGTTCTGGACCGTAATCTTCTTGGATACGGGCGTACCAGTCGGGTCAGATACAGTCAGGATAAGATCGCCAGCCGCTACTGACGTTCCTGTTGCAACAGCCGCATCTGTCCACTTACGAGCCATTAGTTGACCTCAAACTTCATGATTTCGCCATCCTCGTACAGCATCGTCTCGCCGTCCTCAAATAGCATCCAGTACAGCGACTCAGCACTTAGGATCTTAATGTCAGCGGCATACATGGTAATGTCCACGTTGGCCGCATACTGAGTCAGGGAAAGGTTCGCTGCATACTCGGAGATGCCCAGATCAGCAGCGTACTGACCTGCATCTACGTCACTGGCGTACTGCATTAGCAGCACATCAGCGGCATATGTCTCCTCGCTATAAGCCATTAGGCTGGTGCTTTTTGCAGTAGCAGAAATACAGCATCACCAGTCGCCTTATTTGGCACAAGCTGGTTGCCATCGCTATCCACTACGTGCAATGCCCATCGCTCTGTTCGCTTATTCAGCGTAATCCCTGTTGCCGTGTCAATCTCAAAAGAAATGTCTGTATCAGCGGCTGCACCAGTCGGTGAGCCAACAGTAACATCCACGCCACCTGTCATAGACTCAAACGAGTCCTCATCATAGAGGTAGGCCGTGATGGCATTGCCATCCGTGGATGCCTGTGTATAGGCATCATTCTTCGTCAGCGTAATACCTTGGTTGGTACGCTGGACAAGGGGGCCGATAACTGTTACTCGCTTCTGTGCCATGATCTTTTAAGGTACTGCACCGACTAAACACGGCGCAATAAAATGTGAAAATTTAGTTTAGGCTGTGACCCTTGTTAGCCTGTGATTATAGCCTGTGTCTGGCCTATGAACCATAAGCACATCTCCATCCAGCCACATCTCATATACTGCGCTTCCTTGGTTTACGTAGAGGCGCATAGAGTACATTCCGCTGCCAGCGTCAATCATGCTTGACGAGAATGGGTAAGATGCCGTTGAGAATCCCTGCTCAATGTAACTGTATACGGAAATAGTCCATACGCCATGAACCGCATAGTTGTCATCTGTGTTGCCAATGCTCAGGCGAATGCTGTCCCTGCGCCGTATGTCCTCTGGGGCTGTTGTCTGATCCCCATTGGAGTCGTATGTGCCAAATCCGCCCTCCCAGATGCCCGAGATTGCTGGCATATCAGGGCCATCCTCCGGGACATTGACAACGATGTCGCGGCAACCCAAGAGGCACAGGCAAAGTAAAGGAAGCGTGTATTTCATCATGGCGTTACAAATATGTCTGCCCAATCACTCCATGTCCCATATCCTGTTATTAGTCCATCAGTAACATTGACTGTCCTGTATCTCCACTGATCGGAGTCACCACCACCAAGCGACTGTATTTCTACCTGAGTAAAGTTGGTATCTGTGCCAGTCTCGTCGGTCAGGATTTTGTATGCCGTTCCGGTTCCATCCCTATGAAATAAATCACCACCAGATGCATATAAGGTATTCCACCCTACCTCGCCAGTATCTGTTGTATTTACCAAGCGAATAATACCTGGGTTGACCTTTAGTGAATCTGCCGTAACCGATAGGTCTGTATTTGGATTTATAACCATGACGCCGGGTCCGCCGCCACTGTATATTTCGGACCCATCAGACCAGCTGACTTTATTCACATCTCCGCTGCCAGATGTAATTGAAATTCCATCTGCATCAAGAGTAACAGCCCCAGCGCCAGCAAGTAGTTTTCCTGTCGTATTAAGAACAACTTGATCTACGCCAACAAGCTGGCCGACTATTTCAGTATTGTCAATCAGCCAACCGCTAAAATTAATATCCTTGCTTCCAGCATTTCCAACCTTTATATACCCGGCTCCAAGGATTGTCTGCCTTACTCTCCCATATGTAGTGCCATCATCAATGTTGTCAATATCCCCTATTGTCTCAGTGAGCTTGATCTGGCCAGCCTGAATAGATGTTGTTAGTACCCTTGAATACAGTGTGCCGTCGGCTATATTATCAAGGTCCCCTGAAATATCACCAAGGTCCCCTGAAATATCACCAAGGTCACCACTTATATTTGTGAGAGAAAAATCATCATAGTTTGTAACACCCGTTGATCCTGAGCCAACCTCAATGACTCCGCGAACAACAACGTCATTAAATACTGCACCTCCAGACTTTGATATGACCCATCCGGTACTGCCAGCATCGGTTATCTCTCCAGTAAGCTCATTGATAGTGCCATTGAAGGCATAGTCACCCTCACTCTTAATGTGAGTATTGATGATAGATACGCCATCCAAGTCAATCCGCATTCCCGTAATGCTACCAGGAAGTATGGGGTCGCCTGTGTTTAGCGGCTCGGTTGTGGAGAAGGCAACAGTTACGGTAAAGGATGTGGCCGCAGCAGCGGCATCAGCCGCCACGATGCGCTTCATAATGTAGCCCGTTTTCTTGCTCTGGAAGAACACGGGGTCGCCCGCCTTGAGTGCATACGCCAATGACGTACACGTTACGGTGGTTCCGCTTGTGGCATCTGCATTGACGGTGGCAAGTCTGTCACTCTCACGAGCAATAAGGGTGTCAAACGAGGAGCCAATGCGGTTATAATTGAATCCGGCATCACCGGAGGAACCCCTGCCAAGTCCTCCGAGAACGTGTGCGCCTTTTGATATGCCTGTCTCAAGATCGTTGCTAAATATAGACTTGTCAGCCTGGTACCATGTGCCTGACGTTGACTCGGCAACCCAATCAATGTCTATTGACCAAAATGGGTGTAGACCGGAAGTTCTGTTTAGTACATCAAGCGGACCCAACACATCACCATACCCATCGTATGAGGAGGTGTGTGTGGCCCGCATCTTTCTCATGCTCTTGAGATATAGGGCAGACAGTGCTGATGAATGGTCAAGTCCTTCAGATCCACTATGTCCAGTCGTGCTTTCCTCCCAATCTGACGTAACCGTTCGGTCTGTGTCAGAAAACATTGATCCCTTGTTATACGCAGTAGGGCCATCGCCTATAACGACAGTGTTCGTAAATGTCCTTGGATTGCCCCTGTCTATATAGTTGATTGATGTGGTCGTCTCGTAGTTGACGGTGCCATCATCAAGCTGCGTGAACAGTTGGAAGTTGTCCCATATAACAGAATCCCAAATCCCTGCGAGGGCATCACTATAAAAGATTGGCCCAATACTTACCGTTATGGTGCCGTCGGCAGTTGTATTGGCGACATCCTCTGCCCTCCAAATAGCATTAAACCAATCATCAGCGGCAACAGCATTCCTATGTGCGAACCATGTCTCCGTATTCGTCCACTCAAGCTGACCAGATGTGTTGACTTTCAGATATTGGTTTTGACCGTTATGCTTGATTTTTAGCACAACCCAACTGTCACTTAGTTCATGTGGGTTAAATGATCCTTTCCCCGTAGTCCTTGCGTATGCTTGAAATGTTATTCCGAAGTTAAAGCCAGACTGAAGTATCCCGGTTGTCTGCTCTGACACCCTATTGGCAAGTGCAGTATCCAAGGCAGCAGACTGTGTGACATTGGCAAACTTTGCACCCTTCTGGAACTCAGATATTGCAGATACATCAATAGCCTCATAGCCAGAGAAGAAAGAGAGGGGATCGTCAACCGCCTCGCACTTCATCCCCTGATCCTCTCCGCTATCTCCAATCGTAACAAAGAAGGGGCCATTTACCGCATCAAATGACCAAGGATATGCACCACCAAAGAACTCCTGTGCAGTTAGCCCGATACCAGCAATAGTAAAGTCAGGATACTGAAGTATCTGTATCGGGCCATGCTGATAAGAAACGGCGGCAGAATTGTATGCCTTTAGGAATGATTTGGTGGATACGGTTCTCTTTACATTCTCATCACTGACACTGACCCTTGGATCTACAACAGCATTGCCCTGTAATACACCAGAGCTATTGTACTGCCATCTACGGTAAGAATTGGCATGAAAGTGATCCGCCTGAATGAGGTGGTACGCGCCATCAAACTGAAAGCATACAAGGCCCCAGCCATTGCATATCGCCTCAAGCACAGCTCTCTTAGACACCAATTTCTGCTGGCCATCATTGTCATTCTGCGAGAAAGCCAGTTTGTCTACATAGGTATTCTCAAGCGGATTGTCAGTTGCGGCAAGCGTTGGGCTGGTCTTGTGGTACAGTGACGACGACACATAGAAATCAAGGCCAAATCCAGTGCCATCAAGTATGTCGGCAATTACATCCGTGAATGTATCAAGACCACTTGGTGCCGCCGCGGTGCTGTCTGTTGCCGTTGAGTAGGGCAGGTTCGCAAGCCTACCAATGCCACACGTAGCCGTTACCGAAAGGGGAATTGGACCTTCTTCTTGATATTCAATTCCTTCTGGGTCAATCTTTCCAACCCAACGAAGCGTATTTCCGTCGCGTATAACTATTGCATACTTGTCAGATACTGTCTGTATATCGTTAAGCAGATCCGTGGCTATGCTATCTGATGCAAAATCATCGTACACAGAAAGCGTTGCCTCTGAGGGGGCAAGTGCAGCAAACTCATTCTCGCCCTCCCTGGCATAAGAGGTGGATACATTGGCTCTTCCGACACCCGTCATGGGATTTGGCAAACTGCTTGGGCCATCTGTCCTGAAGTCATAACCATCCTCGTGGATCTCAACAATCCTTGAGGTACCTTGATCTCCAGTAAACTCAGCACGGTATTTAGCCGTGTACCACTGCCCAGATGTCAGGTTAAATGCCATTACTTGATCCCACCAAATACGTTTCTTGTAGAACTGCTTGAGGCCAATGCGCCAGAGAATACACCCGTTGAGTACCCTATTCTCCTTGAAGATGCTTGCATCTCATTCTCAATAACACCAACAAGATTGCGGCCCTGCACAACAAGAGATATGTTGGTACTGGGTGCGCCCCCGGCTGATAGCGAGGCTACATTTGATGCGGGGAAATCAGATATATTGCCGAAGCTCGTGAAGAATGATGGTGCAGATGATATGCCCCTGGAGGCAGAGCTTGACGTTGATGTACTTGCCGCTGATGTATTTTTTTTCACAATATCAGATGCCTTGTTCTTGAGTGCTGTTCCAACAGCAACAAGTGCTGTACCCGCAGCAATAGCAAGAATAGGATTTTTGATAAAGCTCTGTATTGCCTCTCCAGCTACACCAAAGGCAATAAGCGCACGGCCCATCTCTATTGCCATAGTCCCAAGGCTACCAAGCAATGCCCCAGCTGCTGAGTCTATTAGTCTGACACCATTGCCAAGGTTTGTAGCAAACTCAACAAAAACATCACTCTTGAATGTCTCAAATGCATCCGTTAGTGCAAGACCCAGGTCATATAGCTTTTTGCCGCTAAGATCCTCTATTTCAAGACCAACGTTGTGCAGCTGAATACGAAGTGCCGCAAGAGTTTCCGGGCTTCCGATTATACCGTATAAAAGACCACCCTCTTCTCCAAGTCCACCCCTTTGCATAGCAGCAACGGCACCCTGCATCATTTGCAGTTCTTTCCGAAGTGCAACAATTCCAGCTACCTGCTCTATCGCTCCCTCTTCTGTAAAAACAAATGGCTTTTCTCCGGTCAATCCATCTGTGGCGGAAAACAGGGTTTCATATGTGAATACAAGCTCACTAAGTGCCGCATTCTGCCTCTGAAGCGATTGTGCCAAGAACCTGTTTTCTGCTGTCTCGCCAACAGTAAGACTAAGTAAGTCTGACCTTACATCAATTAACCTCTCAACAGTATCAGAGCTGACGTCATATTCGGCAGAAACTCCTTGGGAAACTCTTCTTGCTTGATCAAGGAGCTTTATTTGCTCATTGACAAGATCAAGGCGACCAAGCTGTCGCCATGTATTTAATAGTTTGTAGAGTTGGTATTCCTGCTCGTCAATTTGCTTGTTCAACTCTTTTGAATCAAATGCAAGCCTTTGCGCTCTTAGTACTGCTTTCCCATAAATAGCATTGAGAAGCGTCCACACATCCTCTACTGCTTTAGCCTTCTCTGCTTGGTCCTCAAGGTCATCAACAAGTTCCTCAAGTGCTGGGTTTGAATCTTTAATAGTTGCAAGCCAAGAACCAAAGATTAGCTTATTTTCTCTTAGCCCAAGCCCCGCCTCTGCAAGTTGCGAATGAAGTCCCCTTACATCTCTTCCTATGAGCGCAAAGATTGTGTGGTAGTCTTGCCTCCTAAATGCACTAAGAACCTCGCTAAATTGAATTAATGCCTCAGATGATTCAAACCCAAGTTTTACAAATGGATTGAAAACGGCAGAGGCATTTTTTACCTCTTCTGCCGCAGCATTGGCTGACTTTGCAGCCATACCAAACATATTTCCAAAGAACTCTATTGCAGCAGTTGCAGCAGAAATTAATAACAGCACTCCCCCAGGGCCCTTTAGCGCACCTATAAGTGCTGTCCGCAGGGATTTACCACTTTTCCTTGCCGCGTCTGCTGCAAACAGAAGCGACTGAGACATCACTTGGATGTTGTTGTTAATTGCACGGAAACCCTGAGCTGCACCAAGACTAAATTGTGCGGAGTCTTGAATTGTCTGAGACAGCGATAGAACTGCAAAGTTTGCCCCGGTAGCAACTTTTTTGCTATCCTGAAGAGAATTGTTGCTGTCTTTTGTGGCTTTGTTTACCCTGCCTGTCTGCGATGCAGTTTCTTGGGCCGCACTCTCTACCTCCCTAAGTGCCGACGCATATTCTTTAGCGGCATCTGATGCAACGGGAAGCAGGATTCCAGACTGTGTTACAACATGATTTACGCCCCCCACATCTTTTGTAGAGAGCTTTGCCTCATTTGACAGCTTATCTAAGGCAGTTTGTAACCCCTTAATGCTTCTTACTGCTTGAGAGGCATCAGTTGTGATCTTAATGGTTACATCCTGCTGGGCCATTACTTTTCCTTGATTTTATAGCCGACGCCCTCAGTCTTTCGGCGATTGTTCTGCCAAGCCACGGCGATTTCCGTGTACGTGCAATGCTCCTTGATGGCCTTTGACCTTACAGGGTCATCCGTGGCCAGTTCAAGGCATATAATGGTCCATGCGTCAGTCTCGCGCATGAACTTGCGGGCCCAGCCCGCCTCTACGACTCGGCTTTTAGGGTCACTGAAGCCTCGGATAAGGCTGAGTCTCCCGTCAGCCTCTTGACGATCCTCAGTACTAACGTAAAAAAATCCTGTACCACCTTTGTCGGCATACCCGTAATTACGTTATCCTCAGAAAAGTCAGGTAGTCCAGCCAATACTTCGCGGCAGACCTTGAGGTCGGTCATGCCCTCTTCTTCGGCCATCTTTATGACTCGTTCCTGAAGCTCAGCAGTAGGGGGTTTGAGGCGGCCCCATTTCCCAGGGGCCACCTCATATTCATTCCCTACTGCTACTTCATATTCCCCATTAATGACTGTATTGATGTCAATCTTAGCCATGATCCCTCTTTAGTTGTTTGTTATTAGCTTGTCAAGCTGGTTACGTCTGCCTCGTTGTATCCAGCTGCTACAAATTCAACAGCAAATCCATGCAGGTAATCTTCCGGGATGCTTAGTGCATCTGCGGTACCGTCAATCTGCTCGTCACTTGAGCTACTTGATGCTCCATTGGTAAATGTAATCAAGTCGCCCCAGTTGCTTGCAACGCCACGCAGAACAATTCGGATTGCTCGTGGCATGGAAGCATCTTCGTCTGCAAAGTTTTTGTAGACGCGGCCTGTAAATACCTGGAAACCGGAGCTTGGAAGTGCAAAAGCGACGCGCTTTGTTTCACCTTCTGTAAACGTGCTGTAATAGTCCGCAGGAAGCATGAACTCAAGCTCAAACGCACAACTTGAAAAGTACGGGCGACCGTTGCCGTCAACGCCATCAAATGGAAATGAGAACGATAGGGTCGGAACGTCAAGCGTTACGCCAACATCAGTCCATGTTCCACTTGCACCATCATTAAGAACATCGTCGTTGGATGCACTGCCAGCCGCAACGTATACCCTCTCAACGTCGCTTACGCTGTGAAGGACTGGCGTTACCCGGATGCGACCTTCATTAAGGATCTGGGTGTCTGCACTAATGTATGTTACGGTTGCGGTAGTGTCTGCCTTGGCGACCATAATGGCATTAAGCTCATCAAATTGGTCAACCTTAAAGGCATTAAATGTCAGCGTCTTGGTCAGCGATCCACGATCTACTGAATGACCGATAGCTGCATCAAAGCTATCCTTTTCTGTTGCAAGGCTGTATCCATCAATCATTTCTGCCGGAATAGTAGCCGTGCTGGTACCATCCGTAAGTGCGATCTGAGTGATTTCGCCCGCTCCTACTTGAAACGTACTCGCCATCGTTTAGTCCTCTTTTTCAGGTTTAGGTTCTTCTATCGGCTCCGCCTTGGCTTTTGCTTTTGGCGTAGGGGCGGGCTTGAAGTGTTTATCGTAAGTTGTTTTGCTGATCCGTCTGCCGAATTTGTCTACCGGGATGTCAAGGGATTTGTCAACCGTGTACTCGGTGCCAGCCTTAAGGCGGACTCCCTCAACGATCATAAAGTGCGGAATTTTGACCTTCATTAGCCTGCCCTCCGGGGCTTGATATTCCATGTAACTAAGAACGCCATAGCGTTCGGGTCGTTGGTCGGCCTTGCACGGCGTGACACAAAGTTGTGTGCCGCTACGCGATCCAACACATCCTGATGCTTGTTGTCCTGATCAAACAGATCAAATGTTAAAGCGTCAGCAATTTCAATAAGTCGGCTGGACATTCCCTTGTAGTCGCCTCTACGTCCCCGTGTAACAACGTGGATATTGACGATCTCTTCCATGTACAGCGGAATGCCAGAGCCTGTTACAACGCCAGGGGTACCTTCTGAGAGGCTAATTACCACAATGCTGTGAACACCTGTGCCAGCACTCTGACCGAAATGCGAGTCAATGGCCTGATCAAGGGTACCATGAAACTGCACAACAGAGTCCACCGCGTCACCAAGCGTCTTTTCTACTTGGCCGTGGATGGCATCTAATACTTCCTGTGTGCTGTGGTAGGCCATTATATTTTGTATACAATCTCGTCGTTGGTACTCAGGGGGCGATACATAGCGTCGTCAAACACGCGCAGCAGTTGCTTCTGCTCTTCTGGCGTAACCCCCATAAAAGGACGGGCTGGCACACCAATGCCATATTGGTGATTCTGTGCAATCTGAATGTTTTCTACACCAACAGGTCCAACCTTTATTTCTACCCTGCCCCTTTCATCAAGTACGGCCTCCTGATTTGTAACCCTAATGCTGTCAAGCATCCTTTTGGTATCAGTCAGCGTAACGGGCGCAACAGCACCACCCTTCTTTCTCGCCGCATAAGCAGAGCTGTACGGCTTAAATCTATTGCCATACATAGTAACGCCTTGGTTCCTCGTCCTATTGCGAACGTGGTTGGCAATCTCGTTGCCATACCTTATTGCTGCGGGAACGGTGTGCTTGATGATCTTTTGCAGCTCACCAAACAGGTTCGGTGCGACCATTAGCCCACCCAGTTGCGCGGACCCTCAAAGGCAGCCAAGTCCTCGTCGGTAGTGCCGTCCAGTTGGTCAAAGAAGTCGGGGTCACGCATCAAGACGCGCATCAGGGCCGTGAACGTCTCATTAAAGCGAAACTCCATCATCTCAGCACGAGTGAGGAACAGGCTGTTGCCGCCCATCGCCTCTGTCTCGTAGAATGCCTGTACATACTTGTACCCGATCATGCGCTGGATCAGGTTGTCAATGTACGTCTTGTTGATGTCTATCGCCGCATCCATGATCTCCTGCGGGCCGTCAGCGCGTTCCGCGAAAAGAGCGTCGTTCGCAACGATACGCATCTCAATGTACTGCTTGGCCTCATTCAGCCTGTTTGTCTCATTGATGTCGGTGTCAAAAATGCCAAAGTTCCCGTCAATCATGTCAACGGGAGCAATGCCTTTTAGCGTAGCATCAGCAAGAGTAAGGTCGGCCCAAGAACCCATGTCAGTACGGTTTTAAGGATCAGGTGCGGGAGGCCCGAAGGCCCCCCGCTCCGTCACCATTGGATTAGGACTGGTCTACGTCAATGACGATGCCAGCAGTGTCCTTGTCGTTAGCAACAACTTTGTCCCAGTTGGAACCAGTTGCGATTGCTGCTGCGGTCGGGTTGGTACCACCGTTGGCGGTATCCCACTGGTAGCCCTTGATCTCCATGTTGAAAGCATACTCACCTTGGAAGGCGTAGAGGATGTTTTCTTTGAGGATCGTTTCGTCGGTAGCCATGTACGGTGCTTCCGATACCGTCAGGACGGCAGCGTTAGGCACGAGGCCAAGAACGTGGTACTCACCGGGCGTTCCAGACGTAGCGAATGCAGGAGCATCCGAGACGAAAGCCGGGAGGCCAAGCGTACCAGCCTGTCCTTCGTACACTGCGAAGTCACCAACATTGCCGGAGGCAACGGAGAGCTGTGCTTCAACCAGTTTGTGGAAGGCGGCACCGTTCATACCCCAGCCACGAATGCGACCAAAGGCATCTCCGAAGAGTGCGCGACCACGGATCAGAGCCGTGTGGTCAATCGTAGCGTTCGCACCCGTAGCAGCGTAGTCGTAGACAACACCGCTATTGTTGCGAAGAGCAGCGACGAGGGCAGCAACAGCGTCGTTGACCATGCCTTTCATGGCTTCTTCTGCCATGTTAGGAGCCAAGATCAGCGTCAGATCCTCGGGCGTACCACCGATTTTCTTGAACGCGTCACGCGTCTGCTGGTAAGGACCGTACTTGCGGTTCAGTTTTACACCGATTACTTCGTCCTGCGTCAGAGCCGAAGGCGTGAGCGAGGTGGAAGTATCAGTGGTGTCACGACGCGATACACCGCCAGAAGGACGGTCAAAGAAGCGAGTCTTGTCGTAGTCGCCTTCGCGTTCGTTGGTTACGAGCTGGATAACGCCGTTGCCATCCTGATTGAGGATGTCTACGTTCTGCGCCAGCGTCTCTACAAAGAGTGTTTCAAAGAGTTCGTTGCGTACAACGAAATCCGATGCTTTTCCGATAGCCATTGTTTCTTATCAGTTAGGTAGGTTCATAAACGGTATCCCATCACCCTTGGCATTCATGTAGCCATGCTTGGCGATATAGTCCGCCTGCTCAGGTCCAGTCATATCGCGCTTGCGAAGTCCCGAAGATGGGGTTGTAGACTTATCCTGACCGGGGCGGCCTGCCGTACTGGTGTTGCGGGCCTCCTGCTTCAGATAGATTTTGTAGGCATCATTGGATGCCAGTTCTGAGGCAAAGGCTTGCGGGGAAGTTGAAGTTCCATTGACAGTTAGAGAGCCATTGTCGTCAAGGCCGAACTTGTCACCAAAGTAGACTTCCGCAGGGGACGGCTTACCAGCTTCAGGGCGGGTGACAAACGATTTGTCAAACCCTGCTTCCTCAAGCACGGGGCCAAGCTCACGGAACTTTACTCTTTCCTCAAGGCGCTGTGCGCGTTCCTCTACCTGTGTCAGCTTCTCGCCGAGCGGCTTAAGGTGCGCCGATTCCCATTGGGATCGCAGCTTGTCTTGATCTACGCTCTGGCCGCCGTGTGACTCAAGCACCCTGGCGATAACGGTTTCGTCCTCATGTGCCTTGTCCTTATGCACATGGTTGGAGAAACGACGTTGGATCTCGTCTTGGATGGACTGCCCAAAACGCTCCTTTGGAACGTAGGTGGTTTCAAGTTCAGATTTAGAAAGAACGACTTTATCGTCGGATAGCGGTGCGTAATCATCGCCATCTTTGACGTAATAACCCTCAGACATCACGATTACTTGTTTGTGCGCCATCGGTAGCGCGTTACTCGGAAAGCATCACCGCGTTTTCTGCCCTTCCGGGGAGGCTGGTCCACGCGGGTAGACCAATTTGTGTGAAGATACTTAGAAGGCTAAGTACAACGCAATAAAATTTGAAAAAATAGTTAAGACTTAATCACGAGGTTGCCATTCTTGTCCTCACCGAGCGTGGTGTACTTGTCGCTGTACTCGTAGCCAGGCCATCCTGCGCCCAAAAACTCTACTGTGGGCGGCTCATAGACACGGTGGCAGGGCTGACCCGTTTCAGGGCATTCCTTTAGGGCAACGTATTCTTTCATGGACTGCTCCACCTCAAAGTAGGTGCCGTCCTCGCGCTTGTATCCGTAGGTAGCCATTATCCCTCTCTAAATTCCAAGTGACAGCGACAGTTGCTTTTGCAGATTCTCTCGCCGATGTTTACCAAGGTGCCAATCGGCACCCACCCCTTGTTTGCCTCTGCGACACACTCTGAGCAGTGGTCCGCTTTGGCAAGAACGCTTTTCTCTTCTGTGTAACCACGCAGTGCCATCTCCTGCCTAAGGGCAGCCGTGTAAGAAACTCTACCACTCTGTGCATATAGTTGCACTCTCCTGCGAAAGCGACCGTCAAGCGGCAAGCCACGCTCTATCTGCGTAGCAAACCGGGCAAGACGCTCATACTGAAATCTCAGCTCATTTCCAACACGCCCATAGTCTGACTGTGACATCTGCGCCCAGCCACCACGGGCCAAGGCTCCGCTGACAAGGTGCAGGTCTTTGAGGGAGTCCCTCATGCCCGCTTGCCATTGCTGAACGTTGATTCCGCCCTCGCGAAGTTTGCCAGAAAGCGATACGACCTTTCTTTCATGGCGGTCAAGCACCTCATCAAGGTATTGGCGGACCTCAGCAAATGATACGAAGTCGCCGCTCTGGTTGATGTATCTGCCAGCAACCTCATTCCATCTGTATGTGCTATCGTCGCCCAATATCCTCTGCCTTTGCGTCAAGTAGGTCCATTGCTACCTCTGGCGCATTGGTACGCCACATCACAGCAGCACGTTGGATGTCTTTCTCGCTGATCTGCACAAGCCTGTCAAGGTCAGCTTCGGTCCACTTCTCTGCTTTCCCGCGTTTCATAGGCACTGACGGATTGGTTCTTCCATTGCCTCAGCCACCATGATGCAGTCCATGCGGTCAATCTTACCAGACATCGTGTCAACACGCTCCTCTACAACCTCTACCCGCTCAGGAAGCGAGTAGACGCTGGCAATCGTGTAGATCAAGACACCAATGCCCGTGATCGCAAGTACAAACACGCCCACGGCAGCCTTTATCGCGCTGCTGATAGCAGTGATTTGGTCCATTAGAGTTCTTCAGTTACAATTTGATCGGTTCCCGCCTCGCGGACGCGGCGGATTACATCGTCAGTGACCCCATGCCGTGCAATCTCCAAAGCCGTCTCAGCGTCAAACAGATTGCCAAGAGCAGCAAGGCTGTTAGACTGCGACTGGGCAAGGCTCTGAATGTCAATCGGGCGGAAAGAGCGGCTGCGCTCTACGCGGGCATTGAGCCACTCGTCAGGACGCTCAGGAGCCATGAGCTGCGATGAGAGGAACATCCAGTCGTTCTCACACTCGTCAACGAGGTCCGTCAGGATAGAGAGGAACGAAGTGCGCCCCGTAGCCTCGTTGTAGGCAATCTCCGTGGCACTACGCTCAATGTTGCTGCCGTTCATCCGCTGGTGGTTCGTAACGTAGTACTGGCGTACCTCGTCGCTGAACACCTTGTATGCCGTAGCACCGTTGTTGGCATCTGGGCTGATGAACTCCCAGTCACCCAAGAGGCCGTTGGCACCCTCAGCAATCTTCGCCAAGGCTTTGTCAAACTTCTGCTCATCACCCTCACGCAGTTTCAGGCGCGGGTGGTTGATCACACGGAAGTTCCAACGTGCATCAGAGAGCAGGTTGTACAGCATATTGTGGTCAAGAGCCATCTGGTAGCCCACGTAGCGGCCCATAACGTCAGAAAGACGCATACGGGTAAACGGAATGCGCTTGCGAAGGCGATCTGGCGTAGACCAAAATGGGAATGCCCACTCCTCCTGTGCATCAAGCACCAAGGTGCGGCCCTCCTTCTGCTTGTCACCCTCCACTACGCGCCAGCGGCGAAAGCCGTTGACATCGTACTCTGTGTACATCCGAACCATCTCCGCCTTCTTATGCAGGTCAGGGCGGATCATGCGTGTCTCTTCCAGTAGCAGCCAGACGGGAATGCCGTCCTCATCGTGCCAGTCTACTACGCGCTGCGGATCAATAATGTGTGTCCTTGGATGCTCTGCGCTACCCAACTCCGTAAATGACCAAAAAACGTCATCTACAATGAGGTTGGTCATCATCCTCGTCGTAGCGGCACCCCAGTTCCTTCCTGTGCCGTCAATGTCGTGCCACATACGGAAGAAAATGCTGTCTGTGTCAGCAGGGTCGCCCAAAGGCTCTCCGTAGGACCGCTTGGCTTCGCTCTCAACGGCCTTAATCCCGCCGACATACGCTTCTATCAGCGTAGACATATGTGCCGGGAAACGGGTAATGAAGGCCCTCTCGCGGAAGGCATCGGCAGACTCTCCCAGGGCGCGACGACGCAGGTACGTCCCGTTCTGCGGACCACGGATGCGGTCCTGCCTGTCAAAGTCTACCGTGACCTCAGAGAGACGCTTGCGCCCCCTGATGCCGCTAATATCCATGAATGGTGAGAGCGTACGCTCCTTCCCTGCCCCCGACGCAGGGTCTGCCATTCTGCTTGACTCTATCTGCGATACCAGTAGAGCATCGCCTGTAAATTGATCCCTTGCAAACTGCCGCTGATAAGCCTCCACATCGTAATCTGGATGCTTGTTGTCTACCCAAAGATTGGACATATCAAATAATGTTTATGAAAGATGCCCCTGCGCTTGCCTTCGGCTTGGGATCGTAGATCGCCAGTTCCAAAGCGTTTCTGCGGTCAGGGCTTCTCCTAATCAGCGTTTTCAGTTTCTTCTTGTCGGCCACCTTGCGGCGACCCTTCGTATCCATTGTGTATGTCGTTGATGCCAACTCCTCTACCAGCATACTGTCATCAGGCACGGCACCGCCAGCCTTTAGCCAGTCGGCTAAACCAAATGCCATCTCACTTCCAGCATCTGCATAGTTGTCGGAATCAGTTGCGGGAGATTGGAGGTGAATAGGGCGCACTCTAATTCCAAGTTGCTGTGCCAAGTCCATGTGTGACAGGGCATCCACTGGAGAAGCTCCGAGTCCGATCTCATCTATCTTTACCTCTATCTCTCTGTCTGTGTCGCGGCGAAGCCGACGAACGGTGTCTACAATCTTACTGGCTACCTGCACCCCATCCGATCCTTGCAGGACCACGGGTTCCATTGCCCAGTGGCCGCGAACAGGAAAAATGACGGTTTCATCATCTCCGAAGCGGGCTACGTCAACACCAAGGCGCAACGCACCCTCGCGGGATACTGTGGGCCATCGGTCCTTTGCAAACTCAATAGTTTCAAGCCCGTATACCGTATTGTCGCCGTGGCCGGGGAAGTCCCCCATTACACGAACGCGGTACAGCGGGCTGTCCTCGCCCCATTGGTCCTTCTTCTGCTGGCACCACTTCTTGGTGGCAAGACCGGGGATCTGTACTTCGCCCGTCACATTCGGGCTGTCCCAGCTGCTGATTTTTATGCAGTGCCACGACGCTCTGTACTTATTGAAAGCGTCAAAGAAGTGTCCACTCATCTTCGTACCCTGCGAAGCCATTACCATCTTGGCACCACCAGCCATGTTTCCTTCCATGGCGGAAAACACAGCGTCTTGTATGCCCGAGGCCTCATCAAGCAGGTACATCACATGGGGAGAGGAGATACCAGCAGCATTCTCAGCCTCCTTTGCAGAGAAGCCAAAGATTTGGTTGCCGCTGGTGAAAGTTAGGCCCGTGGCGGGATCAAGCGAAGGCGGTTTTATACATACCTGCTGGAGGATCGGGGTTCGCTTGTATGCTGCGCGGATTTCACGCCACGCAATGTCCTTCACCTGATTGAAGGATGCCGCAGATAGGGCAACACGCGCATCCTCCCCCAAGAGGTGCCATTTGAAGGCCCACCACAGGGCCAATACCATAAAGGACCGTGACTTTGAAGTCTTATGCCCGGATCGGATGGCAACCTGGTCATTATCTCTGACGGCACGTAGCAGCTCACGCTGCTTTGACCACGTTGTCTCACCCAATACGTTTTCAGCAAACCATACCGGGTCCTCACACTTCTCGGCAAGGGCCTTAATGTCATCGGGAGTTGGCATTAAATCAAAGAACTATATTTTTCGGGCCGCGATGATAAGTTCATCAAACGCAGACAACTCCTCGCCTACGCTGGACTGCCTGTAACCACCGTAATGCTTCATCAGGCGGTCTAAGGCATCATCTGCCGGGTAGAAGTCAAACTCCGTCCCGTATTTTGTCGGCCTCATCTTCTTTAGGAGTGAACCGTAGCCCTCTTTCTGCATCTGCTTGACATCAAATACATATTCAATGCCCAAATGCAGTTCGCCCTCGCAATGAGGACAGGCGACAGGCACCTCCCGCAGGTATTTCATCAGGTCCACATCAGCAATCGCCGAAAACTTGGCAATCACCTCTTCCATCGGCATCTTCAGAGCATCCGACTGATCTATCAGCCGCCGCTCCACCTCTGCCCAGATGTGTTCCTTCTTAAACAGCTTGTGAGCCTTAACCTTCATCGCCCGGTACGCCCTTCCGTCGTCCTCCTGACCCTCTGGCACCTTAGCGCAGTAGTAGCCAGCGGCTTCGTAGGAGCGGACCTTGTTCCGATAGGTCTGGCTCTCTGGATCAGTGTACAAGTCCACCAGCTTGGCTTCCTTATCTGTAAACTGATCGTATGTCTTTAATTCGTGTCTTTCTGGCATCCCGATCCATAGATACACCTTACTGGCCTTAATCTAATCTTCACAGAAATACGGCGCAATAAAATTGAGAAATAAAGTTGCGTGGTATTATAGGTGGTGTTATATTGCCCCTGTCGTGCAATTCCGCACGGCATTTTTACGTGTAAAGAGGTAAATACCATGGCAAGAGGAGTAAATAAGGTCATTCTCGTCGGCAATCTGGGACAAGACCCGGAGCTTCGCCACACAGACTCAGGAACCGCTGTCTGCAACATCCGACTCGCAACGAATGAGTCCTATAAGGATGGAAATGGAGAGTGGGTTGAGAGAACTGAGTGGCACAGCATTGTTGCCTGGGCGAGACTGGCTGAGATTTGCAACGAATATCTCAAAAAGGGATCACAGGTCTACTTTGAGGGCAGCTTGCAGACTCGCAAATGGCAGGATAAAGAAGGAAATGAACGCTATACAACCGAGATCAAGGCCAAGGAGATGATGATGCTCTCCAGCTCTGACTCCGGTGATGGTTCTACTGGTTCCCCACCCGCTGTAAAGCCGTCTACCAAGGAAGTAATAGACGACGTTCTACCTTTCTAAGGGGAAGCCTCCGCCCCACGGCGGGGCATATAGTGCAAGGTTTTTGTGAGTTTCCCCTTCGCTGTATGTCCCGCCACCCTTTTAGGGTGCGAAGTGGTTTAGACCAGTAGTAAAGCCTTTGGGAAGCTACTGGAACCCCGGTTCAACTCCGGGCGCATCCACAACTGAGTAAGGCAGTCTAAACCTTGCCTGTTCTTACCTAAACAAAACCACCACACAGGCGAGATGGGCAGTTAGTAAGACCCGTCCGTCTGATGGGGGTGTCATTGTGTAGAGGCAACGGGCTTTCGGGTGGGTGGGACCGCTGGAGGCCCGTTGTCGTTTCTACGCTATAGGGGAAATTTATTTTCTAATGGAGAGAAAACATGACATTCATTGAAGAGGTTAAGCAGGACTGGAAGGTGAACAAGGCCAGTCGCATACGCCAAATGCTCTTCTGGGGCGCAATGGGATTCTTAACCGCCAATTTTATTTTCTGATTTTATTGCACCCAACTTAGGGCAATACTATCTTCTTACTACCGACGGGCGACTGGCTCCGAGGGTGTGAACAGGGCAGTGCGAGATACCCGCCAAACTTCAGTCTGAGACAAGCTGTTGGACCGACTAAAGTAAGTCCCCTGGCAAGAGCGTTGCTTACAGCATTAGGCTGTGCATCCCTTTGTGATTCCGGTGTCCCCCCGGCAACATACTCAGTCAGCGGCATTTATCTCTCTATAGAATCACAAGGAAGGGGGGGCTATCTCTTCCTCTTACTCTTCTCTATATCTGGCTATCTCTCAAGGCTCCTCCACCAAGGGTGTGATATGTTTAAGACAGGCAACTCACTACACCTGAGCCAGTCCAGAAACAGGTCTTGAAAATACCACACGCATTTGAAAGAGGGGTAAGGTAGGGGGCCGGCAAAAAAATACCCCCCCGACCCGGTAACTTACGGCAAAAAAAGGTGGATTCCAAATAGTTATGTGAAGATACGGCCAGGATAGTGTGAAGATACAGTGAACTTGAGCACCGTTTCACAGAATCTGCGTAGAAACTACACATAAACTTCACGGGGATGGGTAACTCTTTTCCCCTTCAACCAATCTTCACTTGACAGAATGCACGTTTTTCCCTACGGACTGCAGGCATTGCCGATACTGCCAAAGGTAACTTGCCCGCATTGCCCTCTAAAATGAGCCAGGATGAGCGCAGATGCTTGGCCAGTAGGTAGGTATAGATTCCGGATTGGACGCGGTACAGAGGCTCTCAGGGGCCTCTCAAGAGATGTTCACCAGCTCGCACAGAAACGGTGGAACGTGCCGAATCGTTGGCACATAAAAAAGGGGACCGATCAAAAGACCGATCCCCTTGGGTTTGGGTTTGGGTTTGTGTCAGATCCCGTAAAGGATACCAATGGCAAACCGTGTCAGAAAGTAGGCAAAGCCGACGATCATTCCGACCGTCATAATCTTTTCGGAGCGTGTCATCGTTACACCGTTTTGATTTTGCTTTTCTGTGAACCGTGAACAGGAAACCCAATAGCGTAGGAGCGATCCGCGCGCGCACAGAGTCCGCACGTTGCGCAGGATACGTCCTCCCGTACTGTAGCAGGGCAGCGTACTACGCGCGCACCGTTGGGCGTGTGAGATACTTTCGGAGCGTCTTCCGGAAGCAATGTGACAACGGGCAATTGAAGCGCAAGGTATTGGTCCGCTTGCTCCAATGAATCCGCTGACAGGTTAACCGTGAAACCGTTGCGGTTTGCTTCCGCAATGTGCTTTCCGTTGTCCGCCTTGAACGGATCGCAATGCGTATATGTGAAACCGTTCTTCCGCTTGTTAGCCGTTACGATATCCGCAAGAGCTTTTCCCGCAATGATACCGCCAACGTTGGGCAGATCGCCCGCGATATTGTGCCGCCACATTGTGCCGATTGGAAGCTTGCGCACGTTGTCAAGAAAGCCTTTCCAGTCTGTGCCACGCTCCTTTGCCGTTACCTTGTCCCAATGCGTCCGCGTATAATATCCCGCGTCCGCGTAACAGCCATTTCGGTTTAACGGGCATTCGGGCGGGCACGTAGACCGCTCCGACGTTGTGACGGGGATGGGTCCCGTTTTCTTGTTGCTTGAAACCCGTGTAAATGCGACTTGCCAAGCCATGATATTTTCCGATTGATTGAAGTGAACGGGCCAAAGGTAGGCACGGGCTGCCCATCAACCAAATGAACGCGCACGCACGCACGCACGCACGCACGCACGCCCACGCGCCCGCCTA